TTGATACAGCTTCAAGCGGTTTGCCTGTGGCGGCGCTGACATCGAGCGCAAGATTCAGCAGCTTTTGAGCTTTTTCGGTGTCGCCCGTGGCTAGTGCCAAACGCTGCAAGGCAGGTCGCAATTTATCGTCAGCGACGCCCGTGGCAAGCGATGTTTTCAGGATTTGATCTTCAACAGCCTTGATCTGAGCATTTGTCGCGCCTGTGGCTGTTTCTAAAGCTCTTGCAAGTTTGAGCTGTGCTTGCTCATCTTCGATTGCAGCTTTGACGCCATCGACTGCCAATTTGCCAGCGTATGCGAGCGCAGCCGCACCAGCTGCGGCGAATGCGACGGCAGCTTTCTTGCCAAATTCACCCACACGATCGGCAAACCCGCCGATTTCCTTGTCGGCGTCGTTTGTGCCCTTTTTCAACCCATCAAGATCAGCGTCGAACTGAATCTTGACTTTTGGAATTCCAGCCATTACGCACGCCCTTCAAGTTTGAGTCGTCTAACAATATCCTTCACGATGTCGGTATAGGCATCAGCCACGTCTTTGATATTTGCATCGACTGTCGGGTTGATCCAATAGCCCTGTTTGTTTCTGCCCTTTACAAATCGCGATCTGCCCATTTTGCGACCCGCGCGATCGATTGGCTGACCGCCGCCACCATATTCAGAGCCCCAAAGTAATGCGCCAGCTGGCGCGGATTCGCGATTGCGCACTTTGCCTTTGACGTCGCGTTCGCCGCCGTATGGTCGCCCGACTTTTTTTGATCCGCCAATATCGACGCGGATCATTCGATCTCGTGGCGTGCTGATGGATTTTGCGACAAGGATTGCCTGTGGCGGAGCTGCCGAAAATGCAGCTGCAACGCTCAATTCGCGAGCGAGCCGCTGTGAAAGCGGCTGCGCTCGATCTCTAATTTCTTTTGATGCTTCTTGATCAAACAGCTTCAACGTGGCACGCAAATCCTTCAACGCTATTGGATCAACGTCGATTCGGATTTTGCCCTGTTGTTTTGCCGTTGCCATTTTGCTCCAATATCTCGATCGCCGTCAAAATATCTTCAGCGGATTGCCACTCACGCATCGGAATGCCTGTGGCGACTGCCAGCTCGACGATTAGACGGCTGACTGATCCGCTGGCGTGGCTTTTGGGTTGTTATCACCCACGACGATTTCTGCGATGGTTTCGCACCATGCGTCATACGGCTTGACAGGTTTGCCCGCAGCTTCTCGCTTCATAGCGTGATAAGCCAAAAACATCAGATCGCTAACGCCGATTTTCTCTTGCGCCTGTCCAATCCGAAAACCTGTTTTTTGTTCCCATTTAGCCCACTCAGGCGGCGCAGCGACATAAGTCGCCACGTCGCCCGACTGATATTCAATTTGGATTGCCAGCTTCATTTTTGCTCCCGTTTCTCTTGATCCTAGCTGAACGATTCAGCAGGTGTGCCAATGACGGTGAAGCTCATCGTCACGGTTTGTGCGTCAGGTGCTGTTCCGCCTACCGATGGAAAGACGGGCAAAACCTGAAATGTGAATGTAGCACCCGAAGCCGCTGTCAAAACGGTTGAAATGCCTGTGTTTGGCGCAGATTCGCAAACGCCCCAAAGGATTTCGCAGAGCGATCCTGTTGCGCCCCAATCTGCAAGCATTTCGACATCAAATGTCCATTGATCATCGATTGCCTTGTAAGCCCGACCATCGAGCGTTTGATATGTCTCGATAATGTGCTCATTTGAAAGCACGGCTGAAAGTGTTTGGGCGTCAAAGTTGTTTCCACCGATCGTGAAAGACACATCGCGCCCCGTGATGATGTTTGCCATGTTTGCTCCTAGTTTGTCTGTGTGTAGTAGGTGGAAACGGGTATGTCTGCACTAAGCAGGTTTGACGATCCGACCGATACGATCGACGGCACGGTAACGTCACCGACGATGTAACCTGACGGAATAACCGCCAGAATGCTAACGATAAGTTTTTCCAAATTGTCCAGCGATGCGCTGTTTGACATATATGCCACAGCTGCGGTGATCCTGAGATTGACTTGCAATTTGATGGTCGATTGCCCAATCAGATTTGGCTGCAAATATGGATCAGACGGCACAAGCGCACAAAATGGCGGGATCACAGCTTCGGGCACGCTGTCATAGACGTTCGCAGCTACACTAGAAAGAGCCGCCTGTAACGTGTCGCGAATGCTCGTTTGAATTGATGATGCTGGCATTACTGTGCCATCGTTTCAACGTCCATGTAAGGCGCGAGCAATGCCGAAACCCTAGTGAGAAGCTGCCGTGACATTCTCCACGGCGAAACCTGAAAATCAACGCCATCGATGCTATTGCCCGCGGCTGTTTTGGCTTGAAATATCTCTGAGCTGGTCATAATCACAGCATTTTCCACCGCGTCGCTGTTTGCATAAATATCCGCGGCAGATTTGCCGACCAATGTCGCTGATCCATTTGGCACAACGGCGCGAAGCGTGACGTCAGCTGTAACTTTTGCAGCTGTGAAAACGTAGGGTGATGCGGTGTAATCACTTGTTACCGTGTAAGTCGCATCGATGGAAGCTGCAACGTTATTGACCTGAACGCTCTGTCCGGTCACAAAACGATGCGGTCTAACCGTGTAAATATAAAGCACGTTATTTTCGATCTCATATTGCGCGACAGCTGATGAATTAGCGACAAGCATCGGCAGCACGATTGATTCAGCCGTGTTGATGATGTCGTCAAGATAGCTGTCAGGATAAAGCGAAACGCTCACGCCAAGCACGGTGCGCAAGTCTTGTGCGCTGACGATGTTCGGCATGAGCGTTCCTTTCGATTCGGCTCGATCAGCTACGGGAGCGCAGCTGATCGATGATTAGTTGATCGGCTTAGGTGAAATTGAAACGGTTGCAGCCCGCGCCTGTCTTGACGGCAAGAGCTCCGAAGCCGTAATAAAGCACGCTCACCTGACCATTTGCGATCACATTTGAGCGCAAAGTTGCCCGTGGGCTTTCATACCATGTGTAAGCATCAGGATTGATGACGAACATTGAGTTGTCACCTGTGCCGTTCTTGTATGCATCGACATACATATTCAAGCCAGCGACGTTTCCAACAAGTGATGTCGGTGTGACGTTTCCGCCTGCATTTTGTGGAGCGATTGCGTTGTAAATTGGGCGACCGTTGTCTGAATAGCCCATGATATTTGCCCATTGATCAGGCGAAACAACCAAGCTACGAGCAAAGCCCTTAGTCGCTGAATAAACGGCAGCTGCGCCGCTTGCGGCGTATGCGAGCAAACCATCTTTGTCATTTGCGCGTGCTGTTGCGTTCAATGCGCCATTTGCAACCAAAACATCGTTTGCATATTCGGTAGTCGCCTTCGAATAGGCTTGCTCCATAGTTGCGAGAAGCTCATTGAGAAACACAGGTGATGATCTGTCGAGAAGCTCGACGGAAAATGTTTGAGAGCCGCTGAACTTTTTGACACTCACAGAAATGAACTCGCTGTTGATGTTTGTATCTGCAACAGCTCCGCCTTCGGCTTCCTCTGTTACCGCAGGCAGCTGCGTAATCTTTGGAATTTCGAAGGTAAGCCCTGCGTCAGGCAATGTGCCACGGCTTAGGGCATCTATGCAACCGCGAACATTTGTGCCAAGCGGATTCCAAACTTCGGTGAGCTGGCGCGTTGGGAACATCGCGGGATTGTTTGAAGCGTCATCAGCTGCCTTGACGTAAATCTTGGCATCTTCGTCGCCCATTGCTGCACGGATTGAATTTTCAAGATACTTGATCTTTGTTAGTTCAATGCGTGGAGCTGTGTAAAACTTTGGCTGTGTTGCAGCCACGTTGAGAGATTGAGCAGCTTCCACCGTTTCGGCGGGTGCTGCCTGCTCTGTGACGGTGTTTTCCACTTCGTCTCCTTTTTCTTCGGGTTTTCCAGAATCGATCGATTCGGAATCTTCATCGTTTTTCTTTTCTTCGTCGTAAGACGCGGCGACGTCGCTCACTCTTGCACTATCAATGGCAGGTTCGGCGACCAAGCTGACTTCATCAAGCTTGCCAGCGGATACAACCAAAACTCCGTCTTTGTTATCCCAAGCATCAACAGAAATGCCAACGCTGAAACCATCGCGAAGCTGTGTTTGCGCTTCTTCCAGCGCGTCTGATCCCGCTGTTGTGTTTGCAATTTTGAATTTGGCATCGATGCCCTGTGGAGTTTCGGTCATTTCAATGACGCGACCGATCGGGCGTGTCCGGTCATGCTCCAAAAGTAATTTCACATTTTTGGGCGCGATCGATCCAGCTTTGAACATCGTGCGACCTGCGCTCGTATTGCCTTCTTCATTCCACGTCACGATTCGACCTGAAATGATGCGACGCTCTGAATCGGCAGCCGTGAGCGAAATTGGTATTGATAACTTCATCGGATCAAATCCTCTTCTTCTCGTATTTCATCAACCGTCATCGCTCCGATGCGATTGAGAATTTCATAAACTTCGGCGCGCTCTTTTGCGCTGCCGCGTAGATAATCGTCTAAGTCATAGCGAACAGTTTGTCCCGCTGGCGTGTAATCAGGCATTGACAA